AGACACTTTTGAGAACATGGTTCAAGACGCTAACCTGTCTTTATTGCCAAGTGCTATGCGAAACAGTCTTGTGAAAGAACACAACAACGATGCTAATTATTCACTGTTGCCGAATGGTTGGGTATAGGTGATGCCTCGTGTCAGCAGGTGTTCTTGATCTCGCCAACAAAGTGGATTGGGAGATGGGTCGCCGTTCTTTCAAATACTTCTTTGAGGATGTTTGCGGTAAAGAGGAAGGCTATCAGTTAGCAGACTTTCACGAAGAGTGGTTCAACCTCTCGGAGGACAACAACAAGACCTGCGTGATTGCATCCCGTGACCACGGTAAATCCGTGTTTTATCGTGTTTATCTCCTGTGGAAAATGGCTTACAACCCCGGTTTAGAGGTTCTTTTCTTCTCGCACAGTCAGCATCAGTCCATTGAACACATGGGCAAAATGAACGAATTGATTGAAACCGTTCCTGCACTACAACACCTCAAGCCAAAGCGAGGGTGGGCTAAGCAGAAATTCAAATTCACAAACAAGTCATCCATCTCGGCTATGTCAGTCGGTAAGGCTGTGCGTGGGGCGCACCCTGACATCGTGGTGCTTGACGATATTCTGTCAAGCGAAGCGGCGACTCAATTGGCTCACATCTCTTCATGGTTTTACACAGCCCTCCTGCCTGTTTTGCACCACTCGGCACAATTGTGCATTGTCGGCACTCCGTTCTCCTACACTGACCTTTACCAAGAATTGAAGGGTTTGAGTGGGTATCAAGTCCGTGAATATCCCGCCATTAGTGAGCAGACGGGCGACCCACTTTGGCCTGAGCGTTGGAGTCTTGAGGCACTTCAAGGACGAAGAAGTGAAATGACTTCAATTGCGTTCACCCGTGAATACCTGTGTCGTCCAATTGCGAGCGATGCGAGCCTATTCCCCGAAGATATGGTTGAGCCGTGTAAGGACTTGGAATACGCCTTTGAATTTGACCCGTATGCGAAGGCTGACCGTGAGGATGTCAATTACTACATTGGTTGGGATCCTGCTATCAGCCCTGACCGTTCCGCTGACTACACCTGCATGGTTGTGATTGCAGTGGACGAGAACCGACACAAGCGTGTGGTTTGGATGCACCGTGAAAAGGGTATGTCCTTCAACGACCAAATTGACAAAATCATAGAATTGAACACTCGCTACAATCCCGTCATTGTGGAATTGGAAACCAACAATTTCGCACAGGCATTTCATCAAGTGCTGAAAGAAATCAGCGACTTACCCATCAAGCCGTTCACCATGAGCCGTATGCGAAAGGAAGCGGTCATTCACACTCTTCAATTGCACTTTGAGCAACGACATTTGATTCTCCCCTACAAGGAGGATGGTTCAACACGGAGGTTGATGGATATTCTCATCAACGAATTGTCCATGTTCACGATGTTGCCCAATGGAAAGATGGAGTCTCTTGGAAAACATGACGATACTGTAATAGCCCTCGCCCTTGCCGTTCAAGCAACGAAGGAATACAAGGACAGCATTGTTGTGCTTGACGGGTCGGAATGGACGAAGCGATTAGGGTGGGCGGGCGCATGAAAATTGAATGGAATCCTCTAATCACCGATATGGGTGATGTTATCGTCAAATTGATGCCCGAACAGAACATGGCTTCGCAAAAAGTGGCTGAAAAAACCAAAGAATTGGAAGAAGCCAAGCGTGAAGAAGCAAACGCCAAACAAGAATCTCAACAGGAATCAATGCCCGCTGTTGCTACCGCAGGTTCACAAATTCAAGGCTTCTCAGGGAACGAAAATGCAGGGATGCCTACCGAACAACCCGGCACTACCGCTACACCAAGAGTGGGTGTCAGCAAATCCTACTTCATGGATAATTTCGGCACGAGTGGCGATCAGATAATCAAAATCATGCTTGAAAATGGAGAGGATGTTCTTATCCCACGCCTCATCAATTTGCTCAAGCAGGAACAGGATGCTTTGCTTAAGGAATTTTCATGGTGGCTTGACAGTGATTGGGAACATATCAATGTCCGTGATAACGACTTCAATATGCTCGCTACTCATGGGGATAGGTTAGAATTCCTATTCCGTAAGGCTGTTGTTTCATCACGAAAGGCTGACGAAGCAACCCGTGATGTGATTTGGAAGGAATGGTCGGATAGGCTAAATGCTGAAAGCCGATTGAGCCGAAGGGAATTCAACATTTTGGAAAAGGCATCACAAAACATTGACGAATACGGCAACATGACGGCGCAAATGCTCGCACCACATAACACAGGTTCGTCAGGCGAAATCGCCATGCTCATCAAATCACACGGCTTCTTGTTTGACATTGAAGTGATGGGGAGTGGAAGGAATGGTGGATCGAAAGGTTTGCTATACGGCAAACAAGCACCACCTATTATGTTGAAAGGTGCTGATGCTTTCATCGCTAACCTATGGGATTTGGATGGACGCATGGAGATTTCACCATCAGGTGTTCCTCGCTTGATTTTGCCGTTCAAGAGCAAAAGGGGCAGTGAGTTTGCCGTTGTATTAAAGGAGAGTCTTGATGTGGAGAACATTATGTGGGAGGGTCGTCAATTCGTGATTGAGGGCGACTATTCCGTTCAAAAGACCGTTCAACAGGCTTACCCATTCTTGGAGGACAATAAGCAGAATGCGGCTGTTTTGCTCAAATCGTATCAAGGTGATGAGGACGCTATGCGCCTCTTGACCTACACATACGCATCAAAGAAAGAGCAGGTTGAATTGCTCAAATCGTGGAATATGTCGCAGGACACCCTAAAGCAAAAATTTGAGGTGATTGCCGATGAGTGAGAAGAAACGCATTGACCGTTTGTTCTCCGCACTCGGTTTGGACATGGAACGCCATGAAACACCCACGCCACAGATGCCTTTGTTCACATCAGGTGTTCAAGAGCCACCATTATTGCAGGGAATTACTATCCCCGCACTATACGCCGCTTCATACGAGTGCTTGGTGTTGCGTTCAATTCTCAACCACTTGGCTACTGAAACATTCCGTAAGGGGTGGACTTGGAAACCCAAATTTGTGAAGAAGTGCCGAGAGTGCGATGAAACCTACCAAAAGGATTTGGAGTCCTGCCGCAAATGTGGTGGTGAAGTTAGGGATGCCGACAAGGGGCAATTGGATTATGCCAATGCCCTACTCCAAGAGGACAACCGAATGACACAATCATTCCTTGAAGTCCTTCGTGAATGTGAGATGGATTTGAACATCGTGGACGATGCTTACATCATCCTCACAAAGGAATACTTCGTTGACCCAAATACAGGTAAGCCACAATTTTACCGTATCAAAGAAATCACTCGTGCCGATCCTATCTTCATGCGTATTGTTGCTGACAAGCGTGGCGTGCGTGGGGGTAAGCAATACACGAGCCTATTGGATAGGTCATTCCGCACAAGCGACAAGGATGAGAAGTGTCCAAAGACGGGACTCCCCGTTGTTCCTGTCCACTACATCAACCTCGCAGGTGTGGGTGCAGGGCAGGTCTATACGGAAGGCGAAGTTATCCATTTGAGCAAATGGTCGCCGTCAAAATTGTATGGACGCTCGCCTGTTGCTACACTATGGCGACAGGTGAACACGCTGATTGCTATGGATAATTATGTCTATTCGGCTTATCAAAAGAGGCGTATGCCAAGAGGTGTCATGGTTATCAAATCGTCCAACCTTGAAACGGTTGAGCGCACTGCACGCAACATTCAGGAACACCTTGAACGAGATCCGCAATATATCCCTACGATTGGCGTTGAAACGGAGACAGGGCGGGGTGGTTTGGAATATGTGCGTATGATGGACACCCTTGAGGAATTACAATACATCCCAATCAAAGACGACATTCGCCAAAGGATTTCATCGTTTTACGGCGTGTCAAATGTGTTTATGAACGATGTGTCGGGCGGTGGCTTGAACAACGAGGGTATGCAAATTGTCGTCACCAATCGTGCATTGGCGGCGAGTCAAATGCTGTATAACAACCGTCTGTTCCCGCTGTTGCTTGACGCACTACAAATTACCGAGTGGGACATTCTGTTGAATCCACACGAGGAAGAGGACGAAATCATGGCTATGCGAAGGGACGAAATGGCTATTCGCAACATGATGCAAATGAAACAGGCGGGCTATGATGCTCAATTGCGTGATGATGATGGCTTCCTGCACTTTGATTACAAGGAAGCACCACCACCGCCACCACAGGCAGGACCGCCACCTGAAGGCGCACCACCTCAAGGTGGGGGCATGATGAAGTCCCATTCCATACCACCAACGATGGATGAATTGATGAAGCGTAAGGTTGAGGATGACATTCACGGTTCTCGCCCTATCCCATCGGCTATGACCACTACACATGGAACAGACCTGCGACCATTGAGGACAAGGGGCAAATCCCAATTGAATTTACACTCACGAAGAAGCGGAGGCAAAAGTCCTGACCGTGTTAATCGCTTTAGCGGAGAGCATCACATGAGCCAAACGGTTCAAGATCGCCGTAGCGAAAAGGGTCAAGGCGAGTCAAATGTGGACGAGAAGTTAAAAAACCTTGATAGGAGGTTTGGATTATGAAAACATTCATGTGCATGAAATACATGGGAGGGGTTGATTCAGATGCCTGACCTATCACCGAATTGTAATACCTGTGGTGCAAATCCACACGAAGAATGCCGATTGAAAGGTTGTGATACCCCTGCAATCAATTGTCTTTTCAATGCCTCCGCCCACGACTCCCGTAGGGATGACGCTATGGAGAGGTCGCCCGTTGAAATGATTGACGAAATGTCAAGAAAAGGCGACGGGGGTTTCCTTGATTTCGGTATGCTTGAAAAAATGGATCCAATGGCTCGGCGTGCTTTGGCGAGCATGGAAGCCATGCAACAGGCAATCGCACACAACAATACCGATGATGTTGCTAAGCACATTGGAGAAGCCAAGAACGCATTGGCTATGCTTGAGCGTGATTTGGATTTGCACAAGTCCATGGCTCATACGGCAACCATCGCTAAGAGTGATGAAAGCGATGTTCTCGGTCATGGACAAGTGCTTGGGAATGTTGCACAACATCGCAACACCGTGAGCGACTATGACGGCACTGAGGGTGCAACCGTTCTCGGCGTTTCACGCTACGGGCGTTCAACGACCTTTTGGCGACCACAACAGGACTGATTCAAATGTATCGTGCTTCACCATCAATTGCTGACCGTATGAAAGTGGTCGCTTTGCGTGAGAGCATGATGTTGCGAAAGCAAGATCCAACAGGACAGTCGGCTCAAATGCCCGCACAGGTTTCACCACCCGCACCCGCACCTACGCCCCCTGAGTCTATGGGCGCACCCACTCCAAAGGAGATGGACGCACTAACCCAATCGGGTAAGGTCTATGGGACGAGCAAAGAGGCGTTGTCGGACTTTGAACAACGCCTTACCGATCTCGCTACCGACATTACGGCACACATTGGGACTATTGGACAAAGCCGATACTCCGAAAACCTTGACGGCGATACCGTTCTTGGACACGCTAACTCAATGATGGCTTTGCGAAGTCGTGTTGAGGATATTCGCAATATGTGCGAAGTCATTCGTTTGAAGGACTCCGCTATGGTTCAGCACACACCGGGGGCTGAGATGGGCGGAGGAATGCCCGACATTTCTTCGCTGATGAATATGCCCGCACCCGGTCCTGCGGGAATGCCACCGGGCGGTATGCCTATGCCCGGACCAATGATGGGAGGTATGTGATATGACACGAGCGATGGAAATAGGTTTTGCCGTATTGAAGAATTATCCTGACGGCATGGACTCTTCAACACACATGGTTGATCAAGTCGCTGATGAATTCCTTAGCACCGCCATCGCATTCCTTGAGCAAGGTCAAGAGGACTACATTGAAAGGATTTTTCCGGGCATACCTGAAATGATGATTCAAGCAGGTCGTCAGCAAGCCCTTAGCCGACTGATGGATTGTATCGGAGGGCGATAAAATGAGCGATGACTTAAGTGTGGGTGAAGCAACCGCTGACCTACTCAAAGAATTGGTCGCTGAGGTCAAGAGCCTTCGTGCCGAGATTACTTCCCTCAAGAGCGAGAACGCTATGCTCACTAAAGCCATGGACGACCCCGCTACCATGATGAAGAAGGCAGGTTGGCTACGGGCTGTGACCCCAATGGCTGATGAGGTCTTTGACCCTCTTAACCGTGATGTCGGTGATAGCGGCTCTTTTACCTCCGCATTTAATTCAGGAGATGGCTCTATGATTGCTAAGCGCAGTCAAGACGAAGAATTGAGGATGTGGCAATCAATGGAAGCATCTATGCCTCCGAAAATTAGCCCTTCAAGCAAAACATACAGGTGATACTATGCAACCACGATGGCACGAACCCGCAAAGACCCCACAAGGAGAATTGCTCGCTTTGGTGAAGCAAATGGAAAAGGAATTGGAGAACCCCAAATTGGCTGACCGTGACAATGACGGCAAATTGTCAGGTTGGGAGAAGGCTGTCGGTAAGAAGATCGAAGCCTCCAAGAAAGGCAAACAGACCGGGGACTACAAGTCTGATCGTGGCGATAAGAAAATCCCATTCAAAGAAGTCAAGAAAGCAGGTATGTGCAAAGGTGCTATGTGTAAAATGGGTTGTAAAGAGGACGGCTGTGGCTCAGGTTTGAGCAAAGGCGATGCCCCTGTTTCATCATCAACCGCAGGAACAAGCAAACCTCGCCACTCCATTAAACCACATCCCGATGAAGAACACAACGAGAAAGTCTTTGCTGATATTATGGGCGATGGCGATAGGGACAAGGCACAGCGCAATTATGACAAGAAGGTGAACAAAGCCGACTTGACTGCTCAAATCATTATGAAATATCAGCAGGAAAAGAGCAATCTCAACATTTCACCACAATTCATTGACTATTCAGGTGGAACGCCTGTTGAAGCAAAACCGTATCAAACAAACGGCACTATTCCGTTTTACACTGAAAAAGCACCTGCGAGCAATCCAATCAGCGAAAAAGCAAAATTGTTCGCAGTCGCCAAGACGGGATATGATGTGGATGGTAGCACCATGCACATGAACATCGTTGATGGTGGTGATACGGGTGGTCCTTACAACCTTGCACCAATTGAGGACTCAATGGCTACCCTACACAAAATGGGCGGTGACTCAGGGTTGCTCAATGAAATCGCATTCCTCATTGAGAAGATCGGTAATCACCAATGAGGTGATACCGTGAACCGTGAAGAATTTATTCGCATCCGAACCGATGCTTTGGTTTCGTTTCACACCAATCCTAATTTTGACCCTACGCTTTATCTCAAAGCGTGTGAGGAATTTTATGCTGACGGTAAAACCATTGAGAAGCAGGACAGCGCACTAATGGCTATGATGCCAATGATTGAGAAGCCACCATACCGTATGCAGGATTTGGATAAGCCTTCAATTATGTCAAACCTCAACCTACCTGACGGCTATGATGATTATGTTGCAGGACAGCGAAGGTTCAGCACCAATTATGCTGAGGATTGGCCTAAAGCACACGAAGAAAACCCATTCGGTAAGCGACATCCGCTATCGTGGGATAACTGTGTGATGCCGTTGCTACATGGCTCACAATGGGGCGACCCTCACTTCGTTGAACACCTGTTTGAGATGGTGAAAGAGGATGAGGACGGACACACCATGCTTCACGCCATGCAAGAGATGGAGAGGCGTGATATTGTCCCGCATGAATATCAAGAGATTCTTGGGCGACCATCCGAGAGCATGATGGACTTATACCAACAAGATCGAAACGACAGGCATTCTTTCTTGAACGACGAAGAATACCGTGATTTGAAAGCACGCCAATGGGGTGCGAATGTTCAACAAAAGGGCGGTATGGTCGCAAAGAACACGAGTCGCCTTGGTTTGCTCTCATATTTATTCGGCACTGAGTGGCAAACCCCTGAGCAACGCCATGATTTTATGGATTTGCTCAAGGAGATGGGTGAGGCTGAGAATGAGCAAAGTCCCGAAGCAAAACGCATCGCTAACAAATTTCAAGCCAATGCGGGCATTTCGTGGGAAAGGGCTAAGCGGAATTGGTTTGAGCGTTTGACCCCACTCGCAAAGTGGTGGGAACGGGCTTCAAACCGACACGGACCTGTTAGCCCTGAACCCGTTCAAGGGGGTTTGAATCATTTCAAAGCACCATTCGTGCTGAATGAAGAGGGCGGTATTGACAATTCACACACCCATCACTATTGGAAACCATACCAATTTTGGGGCGGGTGTGGTCGTGATTGTCAGTCATTAGCGTCAATGCTTACACAATCTTACCCCGCCGCATTTGACGGTTGGCTCGGAGACGCATTGATGGGCTACCTTACTGACCGTGAACATCCTATGAACGATCAAGACGACTCTTACCACGGTAGTGGTTCATCCTTCTTCCCTCAAACACTCAATCACCCCGCTATGCAAAACCACCCACACAGGTCGGCTTTGGGTAGTGGGTGGGAGGCAGGTTCGCAGAATCCTCGTGTGCGTTCTTTCAACAGGCGCAGGGGACTGTGGAACACCGTGTCCAACCATCAGCATTTACACCCAAGCGAGGTGGCGGGCAGTGGGAACAGAATGATTGTCCCATCAATGGCTCTCACACAGCAACCACTTGGGCGCATTATTTCTTCGCATACCGATATGGGTGCGCCCCGCATTGGCCCTACACGAGAACGCCATCCGGGTGATGAATTGTATCACACCTACCACAACGACCACTATGAAAAAATGGATGCTAATTTAGGTCAAGTGATGCAAGAGATGGCAAAAGAAGTCATGCAACGCTATGGCTCAGATGTATTCAGCACCAATGCCCCAAACGAGGATGTGTTGGCTAACACCATTAGTCGTGGGAATGTTCAGCAATTGGCTCAAGCGGCGAATTATTACATGATGCGAGGGGACAACCCAAACACCCGCACTATTGCCCCCATGGTTCTTGGTGATGGACTCGCACCAAAAGAAGTCAATGTCGGCCCTGTTCACCACACGAGCGAAGCAACAGCACCACCGATTTACTTGAGTGGTGATAAGGATGCTTGGGGACACAAAATGCCCGCTACATTGGCTTGGAAGTGGGATCCCGAAGCAAAAGGCATTCGCTTTGATGTGAAGGATAAACCCTTTGACACAATCCAAAAGACGGTTCACGAAGGTCATTTGAACATGATTGACCCTACTCACGCTTCTCGTCCTATCGCACCAAAGGAGAAGGATGCACCTGCACTATATGTCACGAATGACATGGGACACATCCCAATCATCAGTGGCGACCTGTTCAAGGCAGACGATTATGAAGCAACGGGGGTCTTTGAAACGGCAATTGTTCCCGCCCACACAATTTACAAATTAACTGACATTGATGAATTGCGTGGCTTTTCAGGGGACTTTGTAGTGCAAAAGAAACCCGAAGGGAAGCGACTCTTTGTTGAAAAGAAGGGAAGCAAAATCACTGCTAAGGACAAGAAGGGCAAAGAAGTCAAATTGCCTGACCTTGTAAAAGAAGGTGTCCGTGAACAGATGGGGGACTTTGTGTTTGATGCTTTCTTGAAGGGTAAGCACCTGCGTGCCGTTGATTTGTTGGTTCACCGCAGTGAGGACATTCACATGGATCCGTTGGAGGACAGACTACAAATCCTCCGAACCATGTATCATACCAACGATAACATCTCATTCCCAATGCCCCTTGACACAAAATTCACCGACCAAGAAGGATTGGTGAAGAACAGCGATGCGATTGGGGGCGACTTGTGGATTCGTGATGCACAGTCCACCTTCGCTAAAGGTAAGGAAGCCCACCACCTTTGGGTGCTATACACACCAAGTCAAGACGGGTTGGTGAAAGGCACAACCCTACCGTATGTGTCAAATGACGGACAAAACATTCTCTTGGAATATCCGGGTCATCGTTCACCATTGGTGGTGAAGGGTGAGTGGGTTGATAATGCGTTCAATGTGCTGAGCATTGAACCGAGCAGTCCTTTGGCACGACACGCAGAAAAACAGATTGGGGTTTGGGGTTCTGTGGGTATTCACCTCCTAAAAATGGGACAGCGGGAGTTATCCCTCTATCCTCCACCATTCGTGTCAAAGGACACCTTCACATTCACACGAGCCGATTTGCTTGACCCTGACGGGGATGTAAATGATGTCAGTGCAACGATGAAATTGGCTCGCAGGATTATTATGAACAGCGACAAATCATTCGCTACGGGTGAATTGACAGCGAAGGTTGAGGGTCTTACATCACGAATGCTTGACAAATATGCGGGTGAATATGGACTTGAGCGCACTGAGGAAGGTGAGTGGACTGTTAATGAAGCCATTGATGATGATACTGTTGAAACCAAAGAAGGTGTAGGTTCGCCTAAATTTGGTTTGTTCCCCGGTCAAATGGATTTGCTAACAGCACCAAGAGGACCGACTTCTTTGGTTGATGATGAGGGCATACCCATGTTCGATCCAAATGGAATGGCGGCTGATGAGCCTGTTAATCTCCCAAACCACATCAAAGTCCAAACCACCGATGGTAAGGGCGAAAGCATAGAGGGCGATTTGGATATTGAAGAAGGCAGGGCTATCATGCGTGTCCCTTCAAAGACCAATGTTGAAGAAGCCGAAGAAAATGATGTAATCGTTGAACAGGATGACGATGAACCTCAAATGCCGATTATGTGAGCATCCTATTCCTTCATATAGGATGACTCATTTTGCTTAGAACAATGAACACCGCCACATGGTCTGCAACGGGTGCTGACTTCATCCTGAAGTCGGACTCCAATGGCGATCTTGTTATTGCGGGTTATGCCTCCGTTGATATGGTGGACAAGCAGGGAGACAGAATCCCTGTCAGCGCACTAAAGAAGGCATTTGGCGGTTTCATGGACAACCCCTCTTACCGTAATGTGCAATTGGCTCACAGCGGTATTCAAGTCGGACAAGTCCTCCCGTCCTACACTGATAGTGAAGGTCGTGTGTGGAAATCCGAAGTGGACGACCACGGACTCTTTGTCGTTTGTCAAATCCGAAACGACATTGAAAAGGCTCGTGAAGTCCAAAAGCAAATTCGCAACGGCGAATTGCGTGCATTTTCCATCGGGGGTCAAGCCCTGTTCCGTGTGAACAAGACTACCCCCGAACATGGAAGCCACAGGGAGATTACAGACATGGAATTGCATGAAATCACCCTGTGCAAAAAGGGAATCAACCCTGAATCCCGCTACACCCTACTGAAAATGGATGTGAATGATATGACCAACGAAGATACGAATGTGTTGACCGAAGTGCGTGATGCCCTTGCCCGAATCAGCAAAGGCTTGGAAGAAAAGCAAATGAAAGGCTACAAAGCCGAAGAGGAAAAGAAGCCCGAAGAGGATGAGGAAATCGGTAAAGCCGAGGAATCCGCAGTCGCTTACATTGACACGCTTGAAAAATTTGCCCACGAACAGGGCGTTGATCTTGATGGATTGAGAGACCACTTTGGACTCGGCAAAGCCTACATGATTGGCGTTGATGGCGAACACGGTTTCAACCACCGTGGTCAGGGCGACCTTTACGGAAGCGGTGAGGATGCAACCCTCGCACCTCGTCCTGCTCTCGGCAACGCTCGCTCAAACAAGTATGTTATCAAGCAACCCGGACACATGAACCAACCTGCACCATCAGGCGGTCAAAATGTCATCAAGGGTGCTGATTTGACTCCACAAAACCTTGAGCGTGGCTACCGAGCCTACGCATCCATCCGTGATGAAGAGGCTGTGAAATCCCTTGTTGAGAAGGAATGGAGTGAGCGATACGAAGCCGAGACTGCTCGTGCTTTGGAAGTCCACAAGTCCAACGACTTCTCTTCCCAAATTGCCTCCCTAAAGGCTGAAATCAATTCCCTCCGCACTGAGAACGCTGAAATACAAAAGTCAGCCGTTCCTATGCCTTCCGAGAGCAGTGTTCGTGTCCCAACACACGAAGAATACGCCGCACTCGGAAACGGACTTGACGCATGGCGTGCTTTGGAAGAATTGGGCCAGCGTTCAATCGGAGGAAACCTTTGAGGTGATTTAATATGAGTGGAAGTCAAGGATATATCCGAACAATTGAGGACATGGAACGCCTGTATTACGGTGCAGGTGCAGGACAGAACGCATGGGCTTACAGCGGGACAGACCTGTTGAAGGCTGATTCTCCCCTCGCCTCTTCAACGAGTGGCACATACCAAGCGATCTTCGGACGCAAAGTTTGGTCGCAACTCAACCAAGAATTCAACGCATTCAGCATTCTCCCCAAGAAGCCTTGGGAGAAGAGTGGATGGCGTGTCACCACCGCTAAGCCTTCCTTTGAGAAGGGTGGCGGTGTTCCTGAGAACGCTACCCTGCCTGAAACCACCAAGCCGACCTTTGAGGAAGTCAGCACCAAGCCAAAGACTGTGGCTCACACCTTTGACTTGACTGAGACTGCTATGTTCCTCGCTGACAAGGACGATGGACTTGGCGATGCTCGTGCTGTCATCAAAATGGAGATGGCTAAGCACCACACCGAACACATCAACCGTATGTTGTTGGAAGATGTCAACACTGCGGCAGGGAACGACTTTGAGTCCCTTGACCGTATCACCTCCAACTCCTACACGGAAGATCACAGCACTTTCAGCGACATCAGTGCCGAGAGCGACCACAACATCTATTCCCTGACTCGTGCGGGTCAAACCGCAGGTTCGGCTCAGTGGTATGATGCTCAAGTGGATGCAGGTGCGGCAAGTGCCGAGCGTGCGCTCTCCTTGAACATCCTTGACGGAATGTTCCGCCAAGTGTGGGAAGCAGGTGGTCAGCCAAAGGTCATCCTTACGGGCTACGACACGCTTGAAACCATTCAACAACTACTCCAACCTCAGCAACGCTTCGTTGAAATGAAGCGTGTTGTGCCGGGTGTCAATGGTGTGAAAGGTGTTCCGGGTATTCAAGGTGGCTTCATGGTTGCTACCTACAACGGTGTCCCAATCATTCCATCCAAGGATGTCCACAAGGAATCGGGCGGTTCTTCCCGTCTTTACTTCCTTGACACGGACTATATGCACTTCTGCACAGCCAAGCCAACCCTTTACCACGAGAGTGGTATTGAAACGGGTGACCCATTCGGCATCAACCGCCTCGGTCAGATGGGAATGTTTCACACGATGGGTGAATTGATTTGTGCCTTCTTCAAGGCATCGGGTAAAATCCGAGACCTGAGTTGAGGTTAAATAGGAGAAAATGAACAGGTGATAACATGGCAAACACGAATTTGACAGGAAATGGAACGCTCGTATTCAACAGCCGCCTTTGGGGTGGTGTTGGTGAGGACGACACGAATTGGCTACAATCCCCGATTGGATCTAACAGCGCAACAGGCACTATCAGCCTTGGAATCGTTGATGTGACCGTCACCGATGGTGATGCGGCATTTGCTTACGACCTTGCTCTCGCAACCAACGCAATCAGTGGTTCATCCCTTGTGGGTGTTCTTGGCGCACACAACACCACCACCGCAGGTGGGAACGCTTTCACAGTTGCAGGAAATGTTTCAACCAACACGCTCATCAAATTGACCCCTGCCGCCGCAGGACAAGATGGCGATGTTGTAAGAATCACTTTCCTTTACCGCTGAATGGGGGTCGTCCCTTGACGATTACCGTTCAATATGTTGGCAACCGACCTTATGTGGAATTCACTGAGGGCGGTGTGACTTACGGCTTTGCTCGGCAAACGATTCGCAACGACATTCCCCGCCATTTGGCTGAACGCTTCAAAGGCGATAACTTCCCACAGTGGTCTGTTAAAGGACTCCAAAGGCAGTTATGCTTGAGTGGTGCAGTGCTAACGGTGTCAAGGTGGATGCTCGTGCAAACAAATCCACTATCATTGAAACCGTTAGGGGTGTAGCCTGATGGGTGAACACACCGCTTCACTCAACGATGGTGACGCACGCTACGCAGGGCGCACTCGTGTCAATCGTGCAGTCTATGAATTCACTCAAGATGAATTGTCAGGCAACACTACGGTGACTGCTGACATCGCACTTAACGGACAAGTGAACAATGTCGTCATTGACGCTACACGAAGCAAATTGACAACCAACACCAACACTCAAGTGCATGGTGGTTCGTTTCAATTGCTTTATGCCGATCTTGCTGATGGTGCAGGTTCAGCCCTTCAATATCCTTATCACGAATTGATAAGCAACCTTGACTACACCACCGCTTCACCACGCCCTTACAAATTTCAAACGGCTGAGGGTGCGGCTATTCAAGCCGCCCCTGCTATGCAGACCAACGGACTCGTGGTTAGGGCAGGTGTGAGTGGGCATTCAAGCGCACCCGAAGCCCCAAAGACTCCCAACAATGCAGGGACAGCGACCCTCGTTGATGAAGTAGTGCCTTGGACGGGTATGGTATGTGGTAAGGTTCGCATTGAATTGAAATCAGGAACGGCATGGGCTTCCGACACGGGGTCTATTTTTGTTGTAATTGTCTATAATTGAGGACAGCATTAAATATATGAGGATAATACGGTAAGGTGAGCGACATGGCTTTGACAGTAGTGCAATTGGGACGCAATCAAGTGACGGGTAGCAGAATGGCTACGACCCTAAAAATTACACCCGACTCTTCGTGGAATGCGGCAGGTGAGTCTTTGGACTTGACCCAATATGTTCCTGTCATTGAAACCGTTGTGATTGATGCAGGGACGGGCGAATACAATTTTGCTTATGACCGAACCCTCAAAGTCCTTAACGCTTTTTGGGCTGATTACGATGCTTCCGCTGACGGTGGACTCATCCCCGCCGCAGGTGAAGATCTTTCGGGACTGAGCATTCATATTACGGTCACGGGGACTCGTGCTTGAGGTTCGCCCACAAGGGGTGAACCAATATGGCACGAATGAAAGTCCAAGAAATTGACCTTGATACCTCCATTGACATTCAGCGTAGGCGCAAAATGCGTATGGCTGAAATCGCTAACGCATCAGGCTCATCATTTGACGAATCCGAATCGTTGTTCTCAAAGAGCAACATGGAAAAATTTTCCACCAACAAGAAGGTGGAGGTAAGACGCAACGAGCGTAAGAACATTCAAAACATTGGGTCAGGCACACGCTGTCGTGGCTGTGGCACACTGTATTTTTGTTGGACACCCAAGTGCGGGGTGTGCGGGGACGCTATGCACTTTAATTTGGGAAGCCACATAAGGTGATGAACAATGCCACGCACATTTTCACCCGGACACCGCCCCGATGCGCCATTATATCCTGATGATTTGGTCTATACTGATGTAGCCCATGTTGCTGATTTCCTGCAATTGCCTCTCCCCGATCCTGTCAAATTGGCGGGCGATTCTGTCATTGACGGTAGCAATATCAAATTCCCAATCAGCGGTGCTGACTACCGCAGGTGGGGCTACACTACCGATGACACCGTGTTGGTCTATGACGATGCGGATGCTATGGGCAAAACCTACACCGTCACCTCAATCGCCTCAGTAGGCAGTGGGGGTCAAGTGTATGTGGTTGCGGCGAAGGAAGGCAGTGAGTCATTTACCACAGCCGACAACGCTTACATTCAACATCAGTCGGCTATCACGAACAGCAAAGAGCGTGGGATTAAGAAAAGCCATGTTGAAGATCTCATCAAGACCCGTCAAGACTACATTGACAAGGTGACACGAAACGCATGGCGACCACGCTTGGTAGCGGAAGAATACCAAAATTTCACCACATTCAAGCCTTACCGAAGGCGATATTACACGGACTATGTGGGTGCTATCTTCCTACAAAATGGGAACATTCAGCGCATCCTCAAAATGGGTGCATGGCAGGGGGACTATTACCGTGAAATGGCGGCGGCACGCATTGGGTTGCAGGTTAGCGATCACACCCTCGTGTCAGGCGAATCAATTGTTCTATGCCCCGGTGCTAACGGAGTGGCTACGCTAACCGAAGGTTCGGATGCACAGACGAAATGGAGGGGGGATTTTGACCACAAATCCGCCGCTGAGAACATTGGTGCGCTCGTGAACAAAGACCCCGAATTCAAGAAGTCAGCCATCCAAATCGGCTCACTAACGGTGGAGAACCGTAGCAGTGCAACCGCCTCGCTCAATGTGCATGATGAATTCCTCGCTGTTGCCAACAGCGACAATGGTGATGGAGTGGTTGAGATTTCATCCATGCGTAGCACCGAAGGTGGTGCAAACGCTACAATCGCCGTGACACACAACACAGCACTCACTTATGACAGCAACAAATACAACGAGCATACCGCTACGGTTGAAACCGTGACGGGTTCTCCTGCAACCTCCTTCACTGTGGATAGTGCGGGTGGGTTCGTCAAGGGTCATGCTTTGGTGTTCATCAAGAGTGGGACGACCAACCGCATCGCTCTTTGTTCGCTGTCAGGCACAACCTTCACCGTTGTCAATGACGAACAGAATGACTTTGACGGCAACATCTCGGAAGGGGACAGCATTTACCAAGTATCATTCAAGTGCGACATTACCGATGAGGAACGCCAAAAATCATGGTGGTCTGTTGAAGAAAACGGGATGATTGCTTTCAACAACGAATACCCCTTCTTTGAGAACCACTCCCTACGCTGTGCCTACATTTACGGCAACAGGTATGTGGATAAATCCATTCAGGAGGCTTGCACTAAATTGGTTGTCATGGATATTTTGATGAGCGATGATTACAGTGTCATGTTCCCTGAAGGGACGCAAAACATTGATATTTCGCAGAAGCATCAAAAATTGGAGGCGGAAGTGGCCAAATTGCTCGTGCCGTTTCAAGAAACGATAATCGTTGCGGGAATGGGTGGTTGAGCATGGACGAGGCTCTTGACAAAATGTTCGTCAAAATGCGTAAGGCGGGGCGCGATCTTGTTCGTGCGCTGACCGACAGTATGCAGGGCGAAGAGGCATTTCTTGAGAGCATGGTTGAGTATGAAAAGACCACCGCCAAAGAGGACGGGGAGGAAATATCCGATGAGCAATTGGCTTTGAACATGAAAAGCCATAAGGAGTCAAACCCCTTCGCTATCAACACAGCGGGTGCTTTAGCACGATTTACGGAGGCGATGGAAGGTGACTGATGCAATTAGCGTAATTGTTTCTTTGCTTGACACGAATTGGAATGTGTCGCCTAAGCCATCCATTTTGGACATCGCCAACACCGATGTAGGCGAGGGTAAGCGCACTCGCCTTCAAGACCACGATGTTATCCGTATTTTTGAAACGGCTCACAATGAGGCTCAACCTGAATTGGCGTTTGACTTCGTTAATGAACACATCAACCTCACCATTGACATTCGCACCATGAAAAGCCGTGAGCGTTTGTCAGCCCTTCGTGATGAAATACGGAGAATCCTTCACGCTAAGCGTAAGGGGGACGGCACGAATTTTGACCGACTTATTTTCAAGACAAGAACAGACTTGTCAGATCGTAGCAAACGGATGTTTCGCTACACAATGCAAGCGGAGGTTGTCACCTTTGCCCAAGTATTACCGACAGTGGTGTGATGAAGAATGGCTGTAAATAGAGTGTATAAAGGTGATTTGGTTGAAGTGTCGCTCGCCAAAGAAACGGGCTTTAGGGCTACGGGTGATAACGCCGCAACGGGGTGGGCTACCGCCAACGGCACGACTGCTAATTCAAGCGTCATCACTATCGGTTCTTCCGTCTATTTTGACGATTTGATGGCGAAGAATATGCTTGTTGGAGGAACACTCCGCATTTATTCGTCAGGGGGTTCAAACTCCTTCACTTCCGATGACTTCCCGTCCACCAAGCGCACCTATTACATCACGGCGAACACTGAGAACACCATCACCATCTCACCACGACTCGCTACCACAGGTGCAATCACCGCAAACACGGGCGATTATTTCATCATTGATTCAGCACGCATCCCAACAATGGATGCTGACATGACTCACACTACCGATGAGCGTGTCAAAGCCGATCAATTCTTAGGATTGTTGAATTCATTTGCTCTCCCTGAACCCGAAGTGGATGTGCGAAAGCAACACATTGTCGGCATGGGTCGTGATGTGAACATCCTAACGAGTGGTCGTGAGATGCTTCAAGGTGGGTCGTTTGACACAAACGCCCACAACCTGCGATGGCTACGCTATGCTCTTGGTGGACACACCGCTATCGGCTTTGGCGAATTGGCTCACCTGGGACAACCTGCACAGGCTTGGGGTCAAATGTTGCGACGAACAGCGATTTTTTGCTCGGTGCAAAGACCGCATTGGGTTCAACCCCCACAATCAACCTTGACACGAGTGACTATGATGCCACCCACGAAAATGTTGGAACGGCGGGTGTGTTCAAAGTCCTATCCTCCGATGGGACGGACATTCTCTATGGGTCTTACACAGGGGCATCAGGAACAGCCTTGACGGGTGCTGACATCACTACGGGGGCATTGACTGAGGCGTTGAAGGATGACAATGTGATTTACCTTCTCGCTAAATTGGAAGCCGACATTGAGGAAGGGGACATTCGTGTGAACCTTGGGTCAACAATTGCAGGTCGCTTTACCGCAGGAGAATACATTCAAATCGTGGATAAGGACACAAAGCAAATTCCCGGTGCTGATGATGAATTGCCTACCATCAACAAGCACGAGATCCGAAGAGTCATCGCTGTTGATGGTGCGTTTGTGTATGTGGAAGAACCATTCTTCTTTGCACACACCGCCACATCGTGCGGTGCTGACCGTATCATCTTCACACACGATTCATCACTTGGTGCAACACGAAGAGGCAGTCCTGCTATCCTTGACACCACGGGCGAATTGAAGTATGGTATCACTCACACCTTCTATGGTGGTAGCACTGTTCCGACTATGTTCACTGACACCGAGGACAGGTTCACCACACCTCATAGGCTCTTTGAGAATACAGCAAACACCAACATCAAGCGAAGAGTGTCGGGTATTGCTGTGAACGGCGAAAAACCATACCTGTTTCAACATATCATTTTCAGCGCATTCGGTGCGCCTGTGCTTCGTGCTACCCAATTGGAATTTGGTATCGCAAACACCAACACCGCCCGCTATTACATCCGTGGAACGGATGGGTCATACGGCACAACCGACCAAGTGTCGGAGGCGGCTGTCAATTACGCCACCGAAATCACTGAGGCTCAGCGTGAATACAATGTGAAATTCAACGCATTGGTGGAAGATAACCACTTCTTTGAGCAATTGCGACAGCGAAAGCACTTCTTGAACACCAACGATATTACGATCGTCATCACCAAGCCGGGTTCAGCAAGCACCCGCCAAAACGCCACCATTACCATTGAGGACTACACGGTGACAAAGGCGGAGATGCCAATACCCGATGACAAAGGCCCGGTGACGGCAAATGTTGAATTGGCGGTGCGACACCTTAAAGTGGTTGAAACCAATCCATATCCAATCCTGTGAAAAGGATTATATGCAATAGATGTGAGGGTTGATACAGATGGTAAGGCTAACAGGATTCGTGATTGTTGAGGGGCGAAAGGTTTCGCTTGATTGGACTTTGCTACCACATGGTGACATTGTGAGTAGCGGCGATCTCTCACCAACGAATGTAAATTGCACAGGTATGGTGATTCCACCTGCCGAAGAAGCACCTGCACCTGCACCGTTGTCAACCCCAACCCCCGCACCTGTTGAGGAAGAAGCACCGACTGAATACGCATCAATGAATAAGACTGAATTGATGACGCTTTGCAGTCAGCGTGGACTCTCAACGACAGGGACAAAGGCAGATCTAATTGCTCGCCTTGAGGCTGATGACAGCGGTGAAACCGAAGCCGTCAGCGAAGGTGAAACAGATGAAGAAAGCCAATCCGAATGATTTGGTAGCCTCGGCATCAGCCGATGAACACACGATTGAAACGCCATTTGGCGAGATGACAGTGTGGGTGAAAGACCTTACATGGATCGAACGCCAAAACGCCCTAACGCAATTCGTTTCAATGAAAATGGGCGAGGACGGCACACCTACACCGAGCATTGACTTTGGTGGTTTTTGGAAATACATTCTCGTTAATTGCGTTGAGCGCACTGAGCCTCAATTGAGCAAAGACCAATTGTTGAACATCCGACCCGAAGTCGGACAGGAATTGGCGAAAATTCTCCCATCCTTTGACTCGCTCATGGATAGCATGAGCAACGCCACAGGCCCTTTGGAATAACCCTTGATGATGTCCGAGCCTTCACAAAGTGGGATGGAGGGGGAACAATCCCTGTGGAACAGCACAAATTGCCTGTGCTGATAGGACAAATGCCCCCGTTTCTTCTCGGTAAGTATTTCAATTGCTCGCCCCACCATTGGGACAATCAGCCACCTGAAAGAGTCCTCTTGGACTATTACACGATGGTTGCTTTCAAGGAGATAGAAGCCAAAGAAATGGACAAATTGAAGCGTGAGAACGCTATGGGTCAGACGAAGGGGCGTGCGGTCAAGACCACGAGCGACATTGACTTCTTTGAACGGATGAATGCGGGGATGCGGTAATGGCGGATAAGAACAAGACCATTATGGGCATGGATTCCGCCCTCCTTGACTTCCTTCAAACGATGAACAAGTATGAGGATGTTATCGTCCGTATGCCGAACCGACACCAAGTCCTGTTCAAGGTTTTAGGACCGCTATACCGCACTTACCTCAAATTGGACATGGCGGCTGACAGCGTTAAGGGGACATTCACCAAGACTGAAAAGACCACCAAGACTCTCACTAAAGCAACGAAGGGACTCATCGCACCTTTGGCTATCGCCGTTGGATTGTTCAAGGGTCTTACCATGTCCATATTCCCAATCGTGGGGATGGTCATGGCGATATTGGGGGTGATGATGTTATTTGTTGCCGCCCTCGATCAGGGCGGTGGTGCGCTACGAGGGTGGTTGGAAGAAATACCCATCATCGGTGATGTGTTCGGTGCTGTTCAGGCGGCGGTGGATATGCTCAAGGGCGTTCTCACAGGCGAAGGAGATGCGGGCATTTTAGCACCTGTTGCTGATGCGGCGAATTATGTCATTGGGGTGGTTGTTGATGCCTTCAACATGATAATTGGCATGATACCACCGATTGACGGTGAAGCCATTTTCGGCACAGTGTTTGCTGTATTGGGCTTTTACATTGAGTATTACAGCACCCTGTTCAAGACCGCCGTTGAAATGGTGGTTATGCTGTTCACTTCAATTGCTGAGTCGGGTGCGTTCAGTGCTATCCTTGATTCAATTATGGATCTTTGGTCAAGCGTGTCAATGATATTTGGCGTGTTCTCAGGTATGCTCGGTGATAGTGGTGCGAGCATTTCAGGCTTCTTTGGTGCAATCATTGATTTATGGAGTGGTCTTTTGTCATTCCTTGAAAATTCGGGTATTTTTGAATTCGTTGGAGAAGTGATTGCCCTTGTCATTGACATCGTGAATACCGTTGTTGTGATGGTTGCAGGAATTGTTTTTGTCATTGTGAAAATGATTCAATTCCTGTGGCCCTTCCTTGAGCCTTATTTCAAAATGCTTTACAATTGGATAGGGATGGTTGTCACAATTGTTGTCGGAGTGGTGCGAACACTCATCAAAGTCGTCCAAGCCGTTCTCGCTGTATTTAGAGGGGACTTTGATGCGGCGGGTAAGCATATCAGTGGTATTGTTGATATTTGGAAGAAGGCGTTCACATCCTTCAAGGATTTCTGTCGGTAGTGTCGCAGGTGCGATTGGCGATGGTATAGGTGCTGTCGGTGGCTTCCTCGGCTTTGCTGATGGTGGTGTGGTATCAGGACCGACTTCGGGCTACCCTGTGACCCTACACGGAACAGAAGCCGTAGTGCCTCTCCCTGACGGGCGTTCAATCCCTGTCACCGTTCAAGGTATGGATGGTGGAGGTTCAAACACCGTGAACATCACCGTCAATGGTGCGAGTGGCGATGCCAACAAGTTAGCACGAATGATTGGCGATGAAGTAGCGAAGGCGTTTAGAAGCCGTAGTCGCAGTGGTGGATTTAGCAGGGGGTTGTAGGTATGCCGAAAGTGCAATTGATACGCAGGGATGGTAAGGTCATTGAATTGGAGGCAACCTCCGTGTTTTTTGATGTCCTGCGTGGTGTCAAGGTGTGGCCTATCCCAATTGCGGGTGTGCGTGCCGCATTCGATCTCAATGAGAACAGATTCAGCATCGGCATCAAAGGCATTCTTACAGACGATGAATCAGCATCAGGCTCAACAGGCGCAACCGCCGTCTTTGATTTATCACGACCTACCGGGCTTTACGATTCATGGTTCAAGCAACAACAAGCGCAGGGCAACAGTGCAATCGCTGACATAGTAAGCGCACTACACGGGAAGGAATTCGTGTTCAAGTCGGCAGGTCAAGTATCGGCTGACTTGGGCGAGAACATTACCCTGCGCTTTTACACATCAAGCGTGCCATCAGCCACCGTCGCTACAAAAAGCATCATACCTGTGGATTTGACGGGGAGTATCACCGATACGGAGGACATCGCTGATGCAATCGTCAGCGCACTAAATGGTGCATCCGTAAAGGTGAACACCACTACCACCACTATCACGAGCATATTCACGATTACACAAAGTGCGGGCGATAAAACAAACAGCACCACCCATCAAGGGCTTAGCACTGCCCTTACAGGTGAAAAAATCACCTTGACAAACAAAATCAAGAGTGCTGACGGCAACGCCCCACTGACAAAACAAGGCAGTGTTTCGGTCAGTGGAAACGGCGATTGGTCACATTCTTTCTTCTCATCAGCCTCGTTTGTTAATGGGGTATCGGGTGTTAGGATGACACGAGGGGATAAGGTGCAGGATTTGCTCAACATGACCGTGAATGTTTCAGCGGGCGGTGGACTCATCAACCCACAATCCTTCGCAGGAAATATGATTGAATTACCTGATTCACTATCTTCCTTTGATGTAGGCAACCTGCTACGGATTGACCAAGCGGATAGTGTCAAGAAATACATCGTTGGTTTGCGAATTCCTTACGAATCACTCATTTCATCGGACTCTAACTTTGGGGAGGTTCGCCAATTCGTTATTCCTACGGGGGCGGGGACTGACTTATCGGCTGAAAAGAACACGAGTGCGTTCGATCCTGTTGAAAACATTTCAGGTGAAATCGTGCGCCCCAATCCGTATTTGCGCCAAGGTATCGCAATCAGCGGTGTCGTGCAAAAATTCTCAGCAGGGTATGAAGCAGGTGATTCAGTGTGGACTTACGACATTGAATTTGCGGCGGCAGAACAATTGTTGGGGATTTGATATGCCTTTGCGAAAAGTGTATTCAAAGGCGGTGAGGCTGAACGGCTACACCGATGGAATGGTCGTGCCTACGGGTGCGTTCCGTGAAAGCGGTGTTGATTTATTCCCCAACAATCATAGTGAAAAGACAGGAAGCACCAACAAGGTGTCGTCCTATGAGAGCGATGAGCCGAAAATCGGACGAAGGCACTTGGCTATGGAAGGCAACGCCTTGAACAATTTTGTCGGCTCTTTCACACTTGAGGCATTCGTCATTCCCGATCATGGGGGTGTCGTTATCCACAAACCCAACGCATTCACACTCAAAGTGGGCGAACCATTTCAACCCGCACCTGTGGTCTTTGAAGTGCATACTCGCACCACACATGAACGGCTCACTACGGACTTTAATGTGCCGAGCGAACAGGTGTCGTGGGGGACATATACCGATGGTCAATCAAAGCCCCACGATTTAGCACTGCCCTCTCGTGAATTGCTCTATGTGAACGCTCAATTCACATCCAAGAAAATGACAGTATTCGTGAACGGCAACCTCGCCGCTGAACAGGATTTTGGTGGTGATGAGCGTTTAATCAAATCGGGTTCATCCGACCTTTTCATTGGTGGTGAAGGAGGGGAGTATCGTGGGGTCATTGAGAGCGTGCGTATTAGTCGTGGACTCATAGATCCCGTTGTCCGTCCTTTGACAGCAACGCCTGATACCGTTGGACTGTGGGACTTTGAGGATGAGGACGACATACCACAATTGTATTTCTTCAATAACAAGAACCCCGCCCACCCTCAGCAAGGTAAAGACGGAGTAGGGAAGCATACGGACGGGCTGATGCCTGTGCCTATGGTATGCGTGGGGTATGATTTCACAAACATTGACCCCGGTGGTGCAGTCACCACAGCCGATGGACACCCACTCAATTTAGCGAGTGGCTACAAATACGGCTATTTTCGCATCCGTGACTTCCCTGACAGCGTGATTACAGATGTGGAGGACAGGGCGACAGCATTAGAAATGCTCGCCGCACACATCCTCTCCATCCCTGTCAACGAATTGCCCTTTCAATCGTGGTGGGATAGTGGGCTGTTGGACATTTCATCAACAATCACCAACGCAACCTACCACTCCGATGGCATCCCTGTGTCAAATCTCAACGCCATCGTCAATGCGTCAGGAACAAACCCCGTGACAGGGGGCAGTGTGTCGCCGTTCTCATATTACCGTGAAACGGATAGTGCGCCATATTCACCCGAAGGTGGCATCAACCTTGACCCCATGTCAAATCCAATTGAGCGAATGCGTATCGTTGCCATTGACTTCACAGGCAACACTACATTGGGTCGCCCGCCATGTGTGGTGGTGCAGTCCACTATGCTCTCAAAAGACACGACAGCCCCAACCACACAGGGTTTCTTGTTTGACCATTCGGACAACACGCCTGTGTGGTTCACGCTCGGCAACGGTGATTTGGTGATTGACCCCGGTAAAGCGGGCAGTCGCCCTATGGGTCAAATGACTCGTGCAAGGTTTAGCCAAAACCAACGCTTTACAGATCGCACAGGCTTGGGCAACGATGCTTATTGGATTTCAAGAAAGGCTCGTTTGACTGATGAAATGAAGAACAAATTGCATACGGTTGCGGGAACACAGGCTGACATTGAGCCACCCCACGGCAACGATTTGTTGATTTGGCTTGATGCTAACGATAAGAACCAATTGTTGCGAGATGACGGCACTGCTGTTATCACCGATAATGAATTTGTCTTTTGGTGGAAAAACAAAGCGAGGGGTGGACCTGACACGAGTGCGGGGACAAATTATCACTTCTATTCTTGGGGCAACGGGTGGCGTTGGAAGGAGAATTGCGGTAGCGCAAACAATCGTTCAGGCTTGGTAGCCGTCAGCATATCGGAGGTAGTGAAGAATCCAACAGGACCGTATTCGTGGCCGGGTGGGACACCTACGGTTAAGACGGGTGTGATTGTTCCTGACTACCCAACAGGTGTCACACACTACAAAGGGTCAATGTGGGTCAATGGCTTTGGCAATACGGGGACTTCAAGAATCAACCACCACACTGCAATCACATCAAAAGCCATTGGTGCAGATCACGCATCCACACTATACACGAGTGGTCCAAGCATGACTGATGGCGACCACTCTATGTATTTCGTCATCACACCTGCTTACGGTAGTGACCCGTTGGCTTTGATTCACACAGAAGCCAACGATGACTTTCAAGTGCATTTGGATGCAGGGGCATCGGACAACATCACGGTAGGAATCGTTGGGGCAACGGGTATTTCTTTTGGTGCGAATAGTCGTCCTACGGCAGGGACACCTGTGTTGGTATCGGTGCGAATAGATGAGTCAGCATCAACGCTGAAAACCACAGTGCGCTCAAATAGAGGTGCTACCTCAACCGACTATACATCCACCGTGTTTAACAGCACCAATCCTTTGGTTTTTGACACTACAACCGCACAAACAGGTGGGATAGAGTTATTCGGTGAAATGACTTCAAGTGGTTCAGGCACAAACGCAATTGACAACATGGCGCAAAATGGTTTCATCGTCCACGAGGTAATCACTTACCCGAAATACTTGAGCGATGCTGAACACGCCGATGTTTTGCAGTGGTTTGAGGACAGGCATGGGGTGTGATTATGGCGGAATTGACTGAGGCACAAATTCTAACAGGCTTTACTCAAGATCAAAGCCAAGCCGTTGGTGATTTGACACGATTCTTGGGAGAGGTGGCGAGAGGCGACCCCATCGCTCTTGTGCTTCTGCCGGGTATGACTGACCCTGTGGAGGTAAATGACATAGAGATGGCTATTTCAGCCTATCACGCCATTCGGCGTATGGTGACAAACGCAGGTGTGTCAGGTAGTAGTCTGCAAGCACTCATGCTCGCTGATTTCGCCGTCAATCCTGCCGCACCGCCTCCACCCGCTACACCCACCGTCAGCGATTTGGACACATGGATTATCGCTACACTAAATGGTGGTTCAACCCATCTTCAATCGGGCGACATCAGTGGGGCGTTCAACGGCGTGCCTTCTTTGACGATTCACGGTAGTGGAAATCCACCTGCAACAGGTGACGAATTCACCACCGTGTCAGGGAATGTCATTGACCCAACCACCGACATTCCCGGTATGTGTGGACTAACAACCTACAATCGTGTGGAGGGACACTTCTTCCTCAAACAATTGCCTCAGCCCAAATTGGAAAGCGTATCACGAAGCGTGCAGGGTATCGCTGACCGCTTTGAAAGTCAGTATGAAGATCCGTCAATAGGAAGTGTCGTTAGCCACAATGAAAAGGTCAGCGTCAGCGAACAGGTCTTTCTTGGTGAAGCACTGAATGTCATCACATCATCACGAGTGGCTACCTACACGACTGTCAGCACGAGCATTGAGAAGCACGCTATCGTTGCACAGGGCGGTGATTCGTTTATTGATACAACCTATGGGAATGTCGTTTCATCATCACAAGACACCATGGTGGCTATTGCTGTGGAGGACATTCGCCCATTTTCATTGAAGGGCTTTGACACTGACGAGGATGCTTTGTTTGACCTTGTTGAGCCAACCAAAGCCACCAATGAAAATTATGTGCGCCATCTCACTCCTGAAAAGGAGAGTCGTGTCGCCGTGTTGGAGACACCTCAAGCATTACAAGATGCAGGAGGACCGCCTCAAATTCTCATCTATTACAACGCCATCGATCCTACGGGTGAAACCGTAGCGGCGTGGAAGGGGGACACTTCGTGGCTCACCGTAGCCGACCACGCTCAAACCTACCGTAATGACATTGACGGAATCAACGGTATGGAGAAGAAAGGTTGGCTCATTGTGGAAAAGACTGTGCCTGACACAAACACTGTGTTTGTTGATATGTCACATGGCTATCCCGTATATCGCTCGGTGTTAGAATGGCTGAGGCGACCTTATGACGCTGACGAATTTTCATCACCACCGACTTGGACTCCATTAACTATTCATGCGCCCGGTGGTATCATCTCACTGCCCTCAAAGGACTTTCAGTCGGGTATCACAAATCACTCACTACGCACCAACCCAACGGGCGACCTTGCTATATCGCCGTTCATCAACACTGAGAATTGCGCTCACACTGTCATTCAGCAAACAATTGCGGGCAACCGCATCAGGAAGGATGGCTACGGGCCACCTGTCGCAATACCCAACACACGCTCACTCAGTGAAAAGAATGACAGCATTTACCACACCCTCACCATTTCTTCAAGTCCCAAATCCAAAGACCGTATGGACGGCAATAATGAGCCGACATTACAGCCTGTGAATTATGAGCAATTTGACATCATTGACAATCAAATAGAAGCGGATAGGCATTTGTTGCTAATCCACCCATCTCACCGTGAGCGAGCCAATACCCTTTCAACAATTTTCACTCAGCAAAACGGTGTAAATTCTTACCACAATTGCGCTGTTGAAATATCACTCATGCGTGGGCGTGTGGAAGAAATAGCACCCACGAGTGGCGATGCGTCAGCGGGTGGTGTCGCTTTGCGTGGGCGTTCACAAATGGTGGACATCACCGATCGTGTCGCTGAGCGTGATTTTGAATTGAATGAAGGCTTTGCCTTGAAAGAAATTGGGGACTTGGGTTCACCTGCTGTGAGCATTACGCTCGGTGGCTTGGGGCAAGGCGGTATTGATGTGGGTGCAACCCGCACACAGCACAGCAAATTGCCCGTGTGGAAGGATAAGGTCATTGGGACAAACAACCCATCTGTGCGAAACGACAGGCAAACCTCCACCTATTACGCATCCACGAGGGCGTTGGTGGAATTACCACTCTTCCCGTCCATGTTTTATGATGTAGCACAGGTGTTCCCATCAAGCACGAACAAGCGTTCAGCGTTGCCTACGGACAAAGCCATGGAGGTTGTGGTGGACTGCACCATGTCGGCTGTCAATCGCCCACAAATGCAGGGCTATGAGAATCGGTGGGCAATTGATTGGGGGCTGAGAGGCGAAGTGTCGTCTTTGAAAATCCACGACTACAAGCCCGTAGTGAGCAGAACGATAATTCGTTTTATGCGAGATAGCGTGTCCACTCACCTCAGCCTATTGGACTATTCAAGTGGTGAAACAACCACAGCGAGTGGGACATCCAAAACCGACACCTACATTGAGGTTGACAGCATTTACCCCTTCATTGAAGAATCAGGCATTGATGTCCCAAATTATTCATCAAACATTGATTCGGGGGTGAGAGTGAACAGGCTTATCACCTATCCGATAGGGACAACATCATTCAATGTTGATACTGTTGATGCTAATACGAAATACAAGAAGGGGGACATAATTCTCAACAGCGGAGGTGCTTTAGTTGGGACTGTTAAAAGCATCAATTCGGCAGGAACAACCATAACGCTGACTTCGGGAAGTGAGGTCGCATTGGCTAACAATGCTGAATTGCACCTGCCTCAATGGACTTTCACGAATAATTTCGCAGTGACGGTTGGTGAAGGTATCATTTGTGATGGTGGCATTCGTTTGAACATTTACAAAATCCAACCACACCGCCTATATTTCAACGCATTTCACAGGTGGGATGATGTGGATGCAACCTTAAGTGAAATCAAGGATGAAATGATTGTGGGTTTGCCCGTAGTGATGGGTTGTTGGATTAGCGACAACGACACCACACACAATGGGACTGTTTGGGCTTTGACGGATTTAAATGCCGATGTTGGAACAAGCAACGCAACCATGGCTCAAAATTTCATTACGCCTATGGAAAAGGCGTTGTGCTTGCGTGAATCCACTTCCGACAACCGAACAGCCTTGTGCATCGATCCCAATGATGATTCACGCATCCTCATCAACAAAGGACCAACGATGGAGGGCTTCTCCTTTGACCCCGGCAATTACCTATACGGTGATGACGACTTCCCACTGCGCCCGCCCGTGGAATGTAGGACAGGTCATCTCGCTCTCAAGGGTAAGCGTAGTGATGACTCATTGGACTTTGTTCGCCCACTCCATATAAACCTTGGAAGCGTTGCGTTGTCAAAGAATGTCAATGACTTCAATACCGCCGTTGCCGAAGTGGTTCGGCGTATCAATCAAGCAGGACACCCCAACGCCAAAAATGAGAACGGTGGTAGTGCATTCAACCCCCCGCAGTTATTCACAGAAGCCCTTGATACGCACACGGTATCATCCACTGACACAGGGTCGCACATGGGTTATGTTCGTGCGTTCATGGGACAATCGGTGGAGAGTCGTGATGGTGAAAGTGGCTTTAGTATTGTCATTCACAGCACTATTCCCGGTGCAACAGGTCGCAATTTTGCTGTGTGGTTGAACAACAATAGCCCCTATCCTTACCGCCCAACACAGGCTGTGGGACATGGTGGTTTGTTGGCGACCAACAGTCGATCGTATCAAGCCTCTTCGTTCCCTGCACCTTTACCATTGGGAATGGATGGTGAAACACACATTCCAATCACAACATTTCAGGGTGGTGTGCATGGACGGGTGGAGGACACAGGGGGCAACCTGCGAACCTACAACGGTGTAGGTAGTGAATTCTTATTCAATGTGGTCACCAATGCTAAGCGTGATAATGGCGACCTGTGGCCCGCCTATGACCTTGACTCATTCCCCCATCTTGCTGTTGAGCGTAAAGCATTGGATTTGATTGGGCGCATTTCATCCACAACGAGTGATGAAACACCGGGGTATATTGAAGTAAATGGTGAAATCATTGGGACATTTGAAAACATCGCCGCAAACATCGGCGCAAGCGATTGTTTGACCAAGGGTGTAGGGGCGTGTTGCTTTTTGTTCAACGCCAAACCTACGGATATTGCACTAAGGAAGAAGTGGACGGGACTTTTCGTTGATAGGGATGGTAAGTCAAAGGACGCTCAAATCAAAATGCTCTATCCACTACCTGATGCACACGGCATTCTGTTTTTCGGGGGTGGACACACAGGAACGGTCTTTGACATCAGTGATGGAACGGACAACGACTATTCCGATTTTTATACACATCACTATTCAAAGGGTTCAACGGGGTATAGTGGCTTCCAAAACCTGCACGAAGTGCAAACTTCTGCCGCTGTCCTTGACTTCACGAACATCAAGAACAGTGACAGCGTAAAAGAAAATACCTATCGTGGATTACATAGCAAATTCGTGGTGAAAAACAGTGGCGAAACCGTAGCCGATGCACATTATGTTGAAAATGACTGTATGTTTTATTGTCGCCTTAACGAGGACGGGTTGTTTAGCACCAATCATGGGACTGCGGGCAAAGAAATCGTAGCCGAAACCATGTTTGGGCAAAAATTGTTCGCCTACGGTAATTTTTCAGCGAGTGCGCTCAGCGGTGGGAATGAACCAATGACTGCCGATCCCGAATCAAAAGGGCTAAACCTCGCTACTTCAAACAATGCGGGCTTAGCCCTTCACAAAATTGTTAGTGCGGGTGAAAAGAAAAGCCAATTCCGTGTCACTGTGCCTGAGTCATTTGGGTCATCGGGTTCATCGTTAGCCGACTACTCAATTTCATTCTTCTTCTCAGCAAAACCGAACACAGGGTCATGGTCAAGCCAAGGCTACGGCAACGGTCCTGTTATTCACGGTATTGATGATGATGGCTACGGGATGGGTGTGAGCATTGAAACGAAAGAGGCTACCGCCTCCACTATGAGTGTGAATTTTGTCGCTCGTGTTTCAACAGGAAGCGCAGAATACGATTATGTCAGCCCCACTCAAACATTGAACAAAGATGCTTGGCATCATGTGGTCTTTGTTCACGATGCAGGGGACGATGATGGAACATTCTATGTCAATGGCGTGGCTTTGGCGGCAGGAACATCCACCGCCGCCGCAAACACGGATAATGTGGACGAGGGATCGTATAACGCAGGAACGGTTGCCGACACCCCGCACCTCCCCATCGGTATTGGCGTTCCTACACTCAGCGCAACGGGCGTTCTCATCAACAATGCGAGCAATTACAGTGCGGGCGAAACCAAAACCTTGGAAGTGGACGGCAACACCATCTCTTCGCATTTCAGCATCGGTGATGAAGTGCTGACGAATGGTGGTGATTTGCTTGGTATTGTGCATTCAATCGGCACTGACACAATCACACTCACCACAAAGAACATCGTGGCTGTCAACAACAATGACGACTTGAAGAAGGTCAGCGCACTATCGCTCAGCAACCTTCATGGGCGAAGCACCAACATGATGACAATTGGGATGGCTTTGCACACCTACGCCGCAACATCAACCTTCTATTACGGTAGGGATCATGACGGAGGAACAAGAAACGCCTATGACCCTATTTACTTCAAGGGGGCTTTATCGGATGTGGCGGTGTGGAATAAGCAATTGTCACAGGCTGATGTGACGGAATTGTATTCAGCGAGAACGGTGTGGGATTAAGCATGGGGGAGGTTAGGTCATTCAAACGGCAGGACTATCCTGCTGATACCCGCAACATGGGTGATGATGATGACAGACCCCCAAGTGGGTATTTCAGCCTCCATTTCACATACCCCGATACCGAATACACCGACCCAACAGATTTCACATGGGGCGGTGGACCTGATGCAAACAAACTTGGTATGCACTTCTTGGTGCGAACCAATTTGGCAAATGACTCCGTAGGCACATATTCCAACAACGACAATTTCTATGTCATCGATCTCAAGCGTGCAGGAGAAGCGGCGAGTGCCGCATCTTCGTCATTGACCTATGACATGGGAACACGAGAGGCGGCGATGATGATTGCATCGTCAATCAATTCTTCTCGTGATTACCAAACAGGTGAACACTCACGGGGTCGCTACCTGCGTGCTAAATATCAAAAAATGAGTGGACGCAAAGAATACAAGGGAACAAATTTGAACGCCTTCAATTACTCAGCAGGTGATTTCACTACCTCAAGTGCTTATGCTGTGGGTTCAACCTATGTGATAGCATTTGCGTCAGGCACACTCTCAAATATCAAAATTGGCGATTCGCTTTACACTCTTGGCGATGATACTCGCTTCATTGGAAAAGTTGTTGGGGTCAGTGTTGGGTTGAATCAAGTGACATTTGAAGAACCTATTGCTGTGGACTTGGCGAACAGTCAAGGCATTCGGAATGGGCGTTTGGTGATGGCTTTTGACAATGCGGCTACCTCCGCCAATGATGTCCCTACAATCAATCTCCCCACCGACATCCCTCAAAGGGGTAAAATCGTTTCAGCAGGAGATACCTACTACTATGACTCATGGGAAATTGGGGCCGACAGCAATTTTGCCCCGACAAGTGGCTTACCTACAAATCAGGCAGGTGAAATCATTTTCAACATTTATGACCATGCTTCATCAGGGGCAAATGTCACAGCAAGAAGCCTTACGCTCACTATCGCCAACGACAGCGAAGAACAACACACTGTCGTTGTATCGTGGGAATCGGAAGCACCAACAGGCGGCGGTTATTGGGGGACGGCTAATGGCGGTCCTGTGGTGCAGGGTCTTGGTGCGCCCCTCCCTGTGTGGTATCTCACGGCTAAGCCGATGGACGGGGGCAACATGGGGTTGCCTGACATTACGCACGAATCACGAGGGGCGCAACCATCCGCCCTTAGCGGGCATGGGTATAGCCGATTCTCCATTGAAGGGTTGAATTCCTGTGCTTTGCCTGACCTTCCCCCGCCTGATATGCCCTTTGACGGACCTGTTATCATGGGTGAGGTTGCGGCAGATCCGTTTCAATGGACGGGTCTTAACGACCAACGCACTGCTGTTGAAAGTGGCGATGTGTTGATTGAGGATGTGGAATTTGGAACGGAATTAGATAGTCTTGAATTGCGTCCTACGGATTGTTTCGTCAGCACTAACGCAACACTTGCATCAGGTCAGTCATCCTTCAAAGTTATCACACCAAACACCAATTTCGCCAACCATTTCAGTGTTGGGGACACCATCTATGCGAAGAATAAGGACACTGTGGGTGTTGTGAGCAGTGTTGCGAACACCCACGCTACGGGACTCAAAACGCTCGGTCCTACCCATCGTATTACGAGTGCTGTAATTGAAGTCCCACTTGCGGCAACAACCACTCATGTCAATCATAGTTCGGGCTATTCCGTGGGGGCTACTTCCATTACTGTGAATGGTGGGAGTGCGTTGGATATGCTACCTATGAATCCTGATTTGTATAACGCTGACGGGGCGTTCATAGGGACTATTTCAACCATCCACAACGCCACGAGCATTGGTTTTTTTGAAACCAAAGTGGCTTTGAGCGACAACGATGTTATCCACATTACACCACGAAGCGCAAGCGTCTATTCGCATATTATCACCGCTTCCGCACCTGACGACATCAGTGTGTTTGACGCATTGGTAAATGCAAACGATGTTCTCATTGGGTATGTTGTAGCGAAGTCGGGCAACACGCTCACTCTTGGCGGAGGCACTTCTCAAATGCTAATGCCTAACGATCCAATTTACAAGCGCATCCCTATCACCGAAGAGATAGTGATGACAACCACAGGAAAAAACTACACCGATTTAGTGGGTAGTGGGACAATCGCACTCACAGGTTCGGGTTCGGGTATGTTGCTGGACATCACCACAGCGGGTGGCAAAGTGGCAATTGCCGAAATACAAAATGCGGGTTCAGGCTATGCTAACGGAGATGTCCTTGCTATTCTTCAAAACTCAGGGGTTTCGGTGAACAATCCCGGTCCCCCTCCAACGGTTTTACCCGGATCCACTTTAATCAATGTAAATGGCGACCCAACAGATTCTTACAATGTAGGTGATATTCTTTATAGCCAATCCTTTGAAGAAGTGGGTGAAATTACGGCATTGACTTCAAGCCAAATCACAATCGGCGCAGGAACAGCCGTCCCTATAAACGATGGAGATAGCCTTTACATGGGTTCGGCTACCGTGACGCATAAAGATGGTCTAACAGGGGATGACTACACACAAGCCGACTTTGATGCGGGCATGAGTCTTGTGGTCTTTGACAAGGACGCTGACGGCATCAATGTGTATTCTTCCGAAGTATTGGGAACAGGCTACGACTTCAAACAATACAATAGTGAGGTGAATGCGGGGCTTTTTGTTTCATCGGTGGATGAATTGCTGTTCACCGTTTCGGATGGTGTTGGGACAGCCACAGCGCACACGACTTACACCTCATCTAAAATGAAAATCCGTGAATTGAATCAAACCATTGAAGCACTAACGGAATTGTATCGTGCGACTCCCAACATTACCCTATCATCAAACACAACCATTTCACTTTATGATGGGCAACCGCTGTTCAAAGACGCAAAGTCGGATAAATGGAGTATTGCTTTGGAGAACGGCTACACAATCAATGCCGACTTCTCATCATTTACCAACGCAACCGACACGGATTATGCGTCATTGAACAGCATGGCGAAGGACACTGTGGCTAAGACGAAAGCCGCAATCAAGCATGGGTTCAAATCCGAGAGAGCAACCCAAACGGCTAACACAAGTCCATTTGAGGGTGATTTGGGGTATGTGAACAGACCATACCGCACAGTCCGTAATGTCAACGCTGAGCGTGTTCGTGGGCTTTACATTCCCAACGAAGAAAGGGTATGGGAATCCATGCCTGTCGTTGATGACACAGGACAGGAATTGATTTTGGAAGGGGGTTCACCATTCGGCACAGTCATCAAGGACTTCAACCATAAGCAAAACCGCATTAACCCAAACACGGGAACAGAAACCACCCTCCCCTCCACTGTTGGTAGTGGTATTGAATCCAATTTGGAAATTAGCCTCCCATCACAGGACGAAATACCCGGCAACATTCTCGTGCGCTCAGGACACGATCGTGTCCAAGCATGGTCAAATCTCACATGGGGTATGGGTGGTCTTTCAGCACCAACCGCAGGACTTGCGGGTGAAGCCGAGTCGTCCTCCAATGATGTTCGTGTCACAGCGTTTGACACACATGACCGAGTGTTGCATTTTCACCCTGTGCGTATTCTTCACGACAAAATGGAGAGTCAATTTGGCTTGAGCCTTAACACCACTGTCGGTGCTGTGCCGAGTGGGACAACAAGGCTCTTTGCCGCACACCGTCTAAGCGATCATGCCGAGCGTGGTTCTGTTCTCATGGAAACGGACAACGGTGCTGACGGGTCATACCTACACGCACACCATCGCATTCGTTTTGGTAGGCAGGGGCATCACTTTGTCGCACCCCTCACTATGCGAGGCACACCTATGTCCTTGCGTAGGCAATTGCACCGTTCACACGGGTCAGCATATTCCTTGCTGTTTGAAGCCGAGTCCGAACACAAACATTGGGGCTTTCAATCAACATACGGAGGTAGTAATGACCCTGCTTCTGCTACGCTGTATTACCTTGACACAATGGAGGTTAAGAGTGAAGCCTACAACACAGGTTCGTTTGCTTCCGATGGCTTCCCAATGAGCGAAATTGAGGATGCGGGCTTACCCAATTGGCGTAGGTATGACGGTGCTGTTCCTCACGACCAAATTGATGTGCTGTTTGCACCGGGTCAATTGCACACAAAGGTGGAAGGTGCTAAGCAACAAGCAAAATTCATCAGCAACCATCACGGTCAAAGCACTACCCTTGGACCATATTCAAACACCGCCACATCAGGCCCTATCGCACTCACCACAGGTTCACGAACAGTGAACAGCCGTCACAATGCAGGTGAAGAATTCACACTCAACGGATTCATGGTATCGCAGTATTTGCTCATGGGTGGTCGCCCTGACCCCTCCATGCTTCATGCTAACACACAGGCGTATCATGCCCCCTATGTCTATGCGATGACAGGACATAATGCAGGATGGAGAACGGCTCGTGTAGGCACAGAATTAGCGACTGTGCCTCCATTGATTGCACACGATCCTGAGATGGTCAATATGTCGGCTGTGCCTGTGGCGAATGTGGAATCTCCATCAAGTGCGAGCGACTTTGATGCTGAGGATTCACACGCTGACTTGGCTTTAGTGTCGGGTGCTGATACGAATTCAAATGCAATTCCTGACGCATTTTTATGCACATGGTTGGCTGAATACAGCCACCCTGCACTGCTTGGCACGAGCCGTGAACACTACATGACATTCCGCTACCGACAGGCGGGTATGCCGTGTGCTGTCGATCAGCCAAGTGTCCGTGGTTTGTTCCTCCGTAATGCACCTGCGATTGATTATTCATCCTCAGTGGACGAGGGTATGCCCTTTGAACGAGTCTATGCGTTTCAATGGCTACAACAATACGGCTACAACGGACTCAACGCAGGTGGGCATGGAAGCAATTGGGGACAGCGTGCCGCAGGTGCAGTATTGATGGGGCATTCAGGTTTGCGTGAACCACACGGCACACTTGAATTGCGTCAGAATTTCGTGCAACATGGCTCAAGCACACGGTATTCTCGTGGTGAGGGTATTGGTGATGGACTGAACCCACGCAAAGATGTAGTGCGTTGGAAATTGGATGTGGATAGCACCAATTCATACGAATGGAATCAAATTACCACAGTCCAAAATCCGATGGTTGCTGTTGATTGGTCAAGGCGACTGCCTGTGCGTGCCTTTGGGTTTAGAGGTGCGTCCGATGCGTTGAATATGCTTGCGGGCGACCCTGCTGAAACAGCCACCGATATGAACGCCATTCTGCGTTCAGCACGATTTGACGGTGGTAAGCACGACAGCCTCAACGATTTGCCTACGGGTGGAGATTGGCCTTGGGGAAGTGCAACGACTTACACGGGCGTTGAGCGCACTGTGCCTATCGGCATGGTAGTGAGCCAACAAACCAATGAAGGCATTGGAGGGCAGGGTGTGAATCGCCTATCCAACGAGCCTTGGGATGAAACCGAATTAGCCGTAGGTATGGGGCGTGCGCTCAAGGAAGAATCGCTCGGTATGGTATCACCAAGAGCCATGCCGTCAGGTATCATGGACGCACACCGAACAGAATTCGCCACCATCACAGGTTCAAGTGCCAAATTCCTACAAGCCAAGTCAATGAACACAGGACTCGATCCTATCATCGGTTTGAATTATCACTCAGGTGATAGAGCAAAGGCTTCCGACTCCGTTGAAGCCGTCTATCAAGCATCCGAATTCGGTGCGAGTGTTGGTAGTGAATTTTATCACCACAAGGGCAACAACCTGCACCTCAATGCTCACCCTGTGGACATCAAAGCCAACGGTGAAACGGATAATCAGCACTTCCCTGCTGTTGGTTGGGGTTCAAACCTCAACATGAAGAACAAAAGCGAGGCTGAGCGAGGAACAAAGCCAATCCCACTCCATGAAATTGCCGACCATAGGCAGGTGCAATCCGATGTCGCCCCTCGTTTGGGATTAACGGTGGAGACACACAGTGAATTTACCACCGCACGCAATACAGATTATGTAGTCACAAGCACAAAGGCTGTGTCCCTGCATTCTGACTTGGCTGTGGGTCAAATGTTCCCAATTACCCCATCGTGGGTGCAAGAAACACGGTGGACGAAGTATGGGGCATCGGAGGACAGCATCACCACCACCGCCGCACGCCCCGACGAAACCTACGGTGGGCGAAGCGACCCCAACCAACGCTCAGCCAAGCCAAAGTGGACTCTTAACGAGGACAAGGATTTGGCTGACATTACCAACACCTACACCGATGACATCCTACAAGCCAACGGTGCGGGTATTCGCGATCATTGGGCTGTGCGTGGGTCGGCTGACTTACCCGCATGGGGTGGTGTGTTTATTCTGCGTAAAACATGGCTTGAACGACCTGAAAATTCCGATGCTTTGCGCTCAAAGCAGGGCGGTAAGAATTCAGCAATCAAGGCACAGGTAGCACAGCCTGTGCGTAAATATGCTGACTACATTGTGCGTATGGTGCGCCCTCTCAAGGTGTTCGGCTACACTTCAAAGAACGACAGCGAAGGCAACGCTATGAACCAAGACGGATGGTTGCTCGGTCCTTACAGCACCATGACGGATGCAGGAAGCAAAGACCAACCCTTCACCCGTGACAAGCGATATGGTATGTTTGAAACATCAACGGCGAGTCAAATTGGCGACATTCAAGGTATTTCATCTCCTTACGATTCAGCACCAACGATTGAGTGGCCCGATGCAAATGACCGTGATGTGGTGTGGCATCTCATCCCATCAGCCAATATGCTTCAACACTTCAAGTCCGATGCTTCACGCCGTGATGCTACGGGTATGCTCAGCCCGTTGGTTGAAGCACGCTATTCTCAAAGCACCCACCCCGGTGGAGGTGAATACATTTCGCAGACTGAAACGGTATATGCAACCGATGAAACGGTGGTGTTAGATCCATACCTCAAGAGGGACAAGGACGCTAACTCCGTTGTTAAACAACCGAGCAGTGCTATGCTTTCGCTTGGTGCGAAAGCGACTGTCAAATTTGACGCAAAAACCGCCTCCCCATCCAAAATTGTAGTAAATGATGCGACAGCATTCCCTCAATCAGGTGTGCTTGTCATCGTTGGCTTGTCGGGTCAAATCTCCTATGGTAGTCGCACTCACAATTCTTTCAATTCACTGAGCCTAACAGGTGATTGCTCGTCCACTGACCTAACGGGCAAAGTCGTGCGTGCAGGTAAGAATTCAAGCACAACAGTGGACTCCAAGATAGCCAATGTCGCACCTGCTGACTTGGGCTTAGTAGTATTGCCTTCGTTGATTGACAACGCTGTGTCGGTGGGTCGTTTGCTTACGGACAAGTGGGACGCTACAACGAGCGATGACAGTGCCGAAATCAACACGAACATGACCTACAAGGGAATCGGGCATTACGAGCCATCGGACTTCTTCATGCTTTCACCTCAGACATTCGTGATGAATGACGGACAAAACACGGGGTTGGTGCGTTATCACCGCAAACCCGGCACAGGTGGAATGTCAAAGGTATATGTGGACGGGGTGGAGATGACACCCACTCGCTTCCCACCATACCTGCTTGATGCTCAAGCACAGAAGTGGCGTGTTGCTAAGGCATCTAACAACGAGGGGGAGGGCGATGTGTATGATACCCTCTTAACTTTCAAGAACCTCACCGAACCCACACTATCGGATTCAGGTGTAGCCATTGAAAGGGTGCGCCTCGGTCAATACATGGGCGTTGGGTTGCGAACCACTGATGCCGCACTGTTGCTGTTGAAGGATGTGATGAAATCGTTGCCCGGAGTCGATCTTGAAGAATTCCGAATTTTCCTTGAACAAAAAATGACTGACACGGGCGTGTATTCTTCTTACGGGGACAACACAGATGTAGCAAGGCAAGCGTTCCTATTTGCTCACCCCAACCTTCGTGATGCGGTTTTGCACAGCAAGGACTTCATCAGCCGTAAGGCAAAGGGTATCGGTATTATGGATTTGTTGCGTGATTTATCCCGCATTGATGGCTACCAATTAGCCCTATCAAGCAACGGTGGCTTGGTGTATTCACAGAATGTGTTTAATGACACAGGGCGTGCTGTGGGAACGAGCAGTGGTCCACAAAACATCAGCATTAGCAGTATGCTTGAGATGGCGAATGAAGTGATTGTTGAAGGGGACACCATCGCTCAAAATGAAACCATTCGTGCGGTTGTCAAGGACTTGGAGAAGATGAAGGAAATGGGTGGTGTCGGTAATGAGGACGGTGTTAAACGCACTATGCGTGTTTCTGTCCCCGGTGTCAAAGAAAGGGTCGCCGCCCTCCGTTTAGCGAAAGGCTTGCTCAACAGAAGCGCACAGGGTGCATCGCTCATCCGTGTTGAAGGACTCATCAAGAGCAGTGATATTCAACCGGGTGAAATCATTCGTGTGGACTTCCCTGCGGAACACCTCAAGGGTGATTTCGCTGTCTTTGAAGTCACTACCGACTACAATACAGGGATGACCAACCTTGTTATGGGTCAGTATGAAAAGGGCATTGAAGGGTTGTTGGCGGATCTGCAAACATCAACAGTCGGATTGATTGATGACGACCCAACGAATACCCACGAACAAATTGACATTACACTCAATGCCCCTATTCGTGTGTTGTCAGCCCACCGAGTGATGACACGGTTCGTGAACGGCACTCGTTTGCTTATAGGGGGGCGTTGGCGTGGTGAGCCTACCACCAATCAATTGGGTGTTATCGGTGTGCGAGGGGGCGACACAGGCGTGCTTATCAACAATTCAGGAGGATATGCCACAGGCACTACCCACCATCACTTTGAAGGCGGGAAGCCTCGTAGCCGTGTCCGACAACGAGAGGCTTCGTGTTTCTTCAAGTCGTCAATTACCTATCGGACACTCCAAATCAAAATTCTATGAGGTGAAATAATGCCTGTGTTAGACCAAGTAAAAGCCAAGTTAGCAGAACACCTCCAAACACTCGTTTCACAAATGAGCCTCGGCACAACAGGTGGGCGGGCTACCACAAGGGACGGAGGTGCGGGGAATGTCGCCTTCTCCGTCACCCCAACCGTTCAACGCCTTGATGATAGGGTAGTATCAATCACAGGGACATTTGACACTCAATTGATTTCGGCTGACGATGTAAAAGAAGTCGTGCTACACGGGGCAACCGTCCTTGACAACCCCGCATTTCGTGCATCGTTTGTGCCGATTAGCAAAAATCAAACCACCGAGATTCGTGTGGATGTGGTAATGGAAGTGAGATAGTGCGTGATGATATTGCCCTCGTCGATCTGTATTCGGGTGGCGGAGGCGTATCACAGGGATTCAAAATGCAGGGTATTCCTACGGCGTTAGCGGTTGACTATTGGAAGCCCGCCTTGGACACTCACGCCGCCAATCACCCCGAAGCCAAACACATACGGGCGGCAATTGGGAGTGATGAATTTGACAATGAACGCTTGATGCAGGAGATAATGGATGCGGTGGGTGGTCGCCAATATCACATCAACGCATCCACACCTTGCCCTGACTTCTCAAGAGCATCACCATTGAACATTGGTGATGGTGGGCATGACCGAGCCATGCGTGGTATGGCACACATCAACAATTACGGCAACCTATTGGATATGTTGGAGGGGAGTGAAAACTCACCCGTTTCTTGGTCGTTTGAAAACAGCCCACGGGTTTTACCATATCTCATGGAGGATGCTGTGTGGAATCCGCACCGTAGTAGGTGGATGGATTCAATTCAGTCAATGCGACAACCCAAAGTCACAGCGGCGCAATTCGGTGCGCCTACACACCGTGGAAGGGCGGTTCTCGGACAGGGCTTTGACTTGTCAGCACCCAATCTCCAACGCCCCAAAGCCTCACCTTTGGATTTCCTACCACACTTAACAGAAGAGGAAAGAGAAGTGCGCGATCGCAAGGAAGAAGTCCTCGGTCAATTGGTTCAGCGTGGTGTTATCCGACCTGACATAGCCCGTTATTTGATGGGGGATGTTTTCATCAACGACACGGGGGCGGTTGACATCGGAACAGGTGGTGCGGAATGGAATGACAACAGGAAAGGCTACACATGGAAGCACACTCGCCCTGCATCACAAACCATACCCGGTTTGATGTCGTCAAATCCTGCGACACACGCTTACAACCGAGTGCTAACTCCAACGGAATTAGGTGTTTTACAGGGCTTCCCCGACGATTACGATTGGTCACCGACTGAGGGTCATAAATACATATCAGGAAAGAGCGTCACAGACGCATCAACAGGTGTCATTGGGAATGTGTTCTCACCGTTTGTCACGAATGCTTTAGCAGGTAGTGTGTTAGAACATTTGAACAGCCCAAGGCATACACAAACGAGATTATTTTGAGGTGAAAACATGGGAACAACAGGACTCGGAGAAGGACATGAAAAAACAGGCACAGGGGCGACATGGCAATCCGATGGGTTGCGTGATACGGATGTGTTATCCTCAGCCACGCTGACAAATCTCGTTGAGCGTGGGTTGGGGAACGGTGTCATCCCCATCACCATGACAGATTACAGTGCCGACTCAGGTGCGGGCGATCGCAACAATCCCATCAGCGGGAATTGTTGTGTCCGACCAAACACGAGTGGGGATGCGAATGAGATTTTTGTGGACACGGGGGTAGTGTGCCTTGACGGTGTTTTCTATTCCGTTGGCTCAGCCTCAGCCTTTGACATTGATACCTCTTCCTATTACAATAGCCGATTCGGACGGTGGTTGATGTCAGCACAGGCATCTATCCGCAGATGCCTTCCTCTCACCTCATCAAGCAGTCTGTGGTCTTAGCGGCTGTGCGTGTTTCCTACGCTTCACCATTAAATGTGGCGGCAATTGAGGACAAGAGGCTATTCATTCGTGGTGGCCCTCTCCCACTTACTGCGCTGATTGACCCTGCGGGGAACGGCATTGACCCATCAAACGACTACGGTGGAACACCCGCTTTGCAGTCAGGGGATTTGCCGACAGATAAATTAGGACTTCTTTACGCACGAGATCCAAACGGGTTTCAACCCCTCGTCACTACGGCACACGGGGACGGGCAAACGCATTTGTTCTATCAAGCGGATGGTTCTATTGGCTCAGGTGCAAACGGCGCATACCAATTGACCCCTGTGCATAAACAAGCGAAAGAAACCCAAACCTATTCGGGTCCCGGACCCGTGAACCTCACGCTTACCCCACTGCCCGATGAAATAGATGCGGGAAATCACCTCATCACGGCTACATGGTTTGGTTCAGGTGCATCGCAAATGTGTCCCCTCAAGGAGGGAACACATTTCACTGTTGCAGGTAAGGTCGTGACTTTCCTTGATTTGTCCATTACCGTCATCGCACCATTAGGACCACTCGGTATCGGTGAGGTTGAATTCTATTACACCCACGCAGGGTATTGACATGAAGAGGGATTACCGAGCGCAATTGGAACAAGAGTGTCCTTCGTGTCAAACGGTGGGGCTTGCTCGCCGTATCAACGGGTTCTATGCGGGCAGTAGGGACAGGATATTTTTATGGGAGTGCGACTCATGCGGTGCTATATGGCGAAAGGTGAGGGCGAGGTTGAAGCCACCGCTTTCACTCACGGATGGGATGTAGTCAAGGGCAAATTCAGGGGCTACACACGCAACCCTATGGCGGGTCGTGCTGAACGACAGGCGAAGCGTAAAGTGTATGGCGTATCACGAAAGAACAAGGAAAAGCGTGCCAAGAAAAGATATGGTCGCAGTAAAATCCGTGGTCGCCGTCCTAAAATGCGCCGTGATTTAGGTGCGGGCGGTGGTCGTGTGAGCCCCTGCCTCGCTCTTTCAACAGCAATAATTGCGTCAAGTCCGAGTCCATAAGGAATCAATGATTTGGCGTGGTATGCAGGTATGCGTGTCCCCGAAGCGGTATTGAACGCACCCACATCCTGTGTCCCTGATCGCGCACCTCTCGGTGCGAATTCGTGATAAACGCCTGTGTCCCCTGCCTTAGCGGGGTCAAAGGTGGGGACTTTGATTCTGTTTCCATAAATCCTCTTGATTTCTTCAAGACTCATGTTCAATTGTGGTGCGTCAGGGTGCATACCTTTCTTGGTCTGTTGCCTCGGTGTCCAAATGTCCTGTGCGTTTGTCCACAAATCCGTAGGCTTCTGTGCAGGTATTGAGGGGTGTCCGGGCATAGGATGGGATTCAAAGCCCAAGCGTTCAGCCATTGGTCCTGAATAGGATGAGTGGGTGATGCTCGCCGCAGGTGTTCTCGCCCCCGTCCTCCTTACCCCCACAGGCTGTGCTAAATGACGACCACCCACTTCGGGTTGAAATCGCATCATCCCAACGGGATTCTCCATCCACCAATACATTGGGTCGTCTGGATCGCGACCTTCATGGTGCAACCTGTATTCTTGAAGTCCGTCAATAAGACCAAGCGTTTGATTCATCAAAGATCTCCCTAAACGAGTCTTGTCGGACTTAGGGACAGGTCCGATGTCAGCGAGGGCTTGTTCAAAGTAGGACTTATCCCCTCTATTCCTCGCTCGGTTGAATTCTTTCTTCTTGTCTTTGAATTCCTTACCCCATCCCTCCCAACCTTTTGCTTGGGCGGCAATTGAGAATCCTTCACAAGGAGGGGAGGCAAAGAATACATCAGGTGTTTTACCTCCGAATTGGCTGATGATGTCATCAACCGTAAAATCCCGAATGTCACCTGCGAATTCGGGCGTATATCCCAAATCAACATCAAATTCCTTTACGGGATTACCCGAATACATAATTTCGTTTCGCAGAACATTGTGTCCTCGGTCTCTCGCCGCTTGACCCCATCCTGCGTGGACTTCTTCGTTGCCTCCTGCCCCGGCAAAGGTCTCCAAAACATTGAGAATTCGTTGGTCGTCCGACATTTTTATCATCAACCACCCCCCCTCAAACGCTCGGCTCATAAACATCCCACGACTTCATTTGTTATCAGTTTTTTGATCTTGATGGTGATTGCACATACCGCCTGATATTTGCTTTTGCCGACACCTTGAACCCGTCCCCTTTGCGATTCCTTTGCACCTGTATTTTTCAGGCAAATTCCTGCTACAAAACATACACAGGTGATGTGTGAGTTTTTTTAGGCGTGCAGGAGTGACCCTAACTTTGTTGTTGCAGTTATCGCAGTAGGTGACGGGCATCAATCATCCCCCTCCCAACAGTCAACACACCAATCACCATCAACCAAATGCTGTGGCAACATAGAACGCTTACAAGCAATACATTCCGCCATCATTCTTCCTCTCCAAATGATATGTCAGCGTAAGCCAATTTGCCCGTGTTGTGATCGACAAAGCGAACACGCCCACGCTTACGCACAGCGACACCCAATTCGTAGCATCGCCTCGCTTCTTCAATAGCGAACCTCGCAACCTTATGGTAGTCGCCTTGGCGGTATGCTGTGTATTTTTTCACAGCCGATACAATTTCCTGATGAAACCCACGCACCTTGTTCCACCTGCACAAATCCGACAAGGGGAAGCGTTTGCCTTCGTTTTGAAGAACATCTGCACTCGCCTCTTTGGTGAGCCTGAGCAAATCAACCGTGTCGCTCAAAACGATAGCAGGGGGTAGGTTGTGTCCAATGTAAGGACCATCCGCATTAAATTCCTCAATGGGGAATTGAGCCATTCGTGATAAACGAGGTATAAATTCAAGGTCGCTGTAAATGCGCTCGTGCTTACCGTCATAGACGGCATAGAGGATTGGTGTTAAATCACCACGGTAGCCTTCGCTCGCCAAGTCCCCGTCAAATACAATCGCCAATCCAAATTTCATCATTTAGCACCCCATGATAACACAACAAAATTCCTGCCTCCTTGACCCGATTTGCTGATTTGAACCTGCTTTGAATCCCGCAATTTCTTGAACCTTCTTTGAGCCGTGATGTTAGCGATGCACTGCTGAGTCGCATACATATCCAACAATTCGGTCTGCATGACCTTCTCAATGCCGTCAGCCTCATCGGTGTAGCGTTTGCACGCATTGAACGCACTTGTCCATGCCGCACGCTGTGATGCAATTTTCTTTTTCTCAGACACATTTTGCTTTTGTTCAAGCCAAATGATGAGGTTGTGAAAGTTATCGTAAATCATCTCCGAAGCCATCATCACATGATCTTCAGTCAATACAGGAGAGCGCATGATGGTGGCTATCAGGTTGGTGAATATCATTGTGTAATTCTCAATGTTAGGGATGAAGGACAGGGCTGTTTCACGCACATCATCGCTTGATATGTCGTTAGCCAATTGGTAATAATCGTCCGTAGCATTGAGTAGTGCCGCACTATAACCGGGCGACACCGTGAATATGTCATAGGCGTGGTGCATAGCCGCTTCTTCACGCTCTTGGTCGCTGAGTCTGTCCCACTGTTCAGCACGACTTATGGTGTAAGTGAAGGCGTTTCCTTCCTCGTCCACACGCTCAACCACCTCGTCAGCCAATTCCATAGCGTCAAACAAACGACCCTTCACCAAGTCCACACA